CAGCAGCAGGCCCAGCAGCAGGCCATGACCATGCAGGCACTGGAGAGCGGGTCTGCCCCGAAGAATCAATCGCAGGGTGCTGCCCCGCCGAAGCGTGCGTCCTCCGCGACCATGGCGGGCGAGCGGGGTAGCCAAGCAGCGCAAGCAAGGGGACTCACATAATGCCCATGTATGTGTTCAAAGACAGCGAAGGCAAGGAGATCGACAAATGGTTTGATTTTAGTACGGTTCCATCGATTGGCGACGTGATCGTGGTGGACGGCGTCGAATACAGTCGCGTTCCGAGTTTCAACTTGGACGCTGCTGGCATTGCGAGGAAGACGCACAAGTACCCGTATGTGAGCCGAACACTGCCAAGGAACCTTGAGGGGTGTGAAGTAAACAAGGCCGGACAGCCGATTATCAAGTCACAGGCGCATGAGCGGAACGTTGCCGCTCAACACGATATGGGAAAGGACTAGGGACCGCGAAAGCGTGAACCCCGAAGGAGATGACCATGACTGACGAACAGAATGTAGAACAAGCAGAAGTGACGACGGAGGATGTGACGCGAGGCGATGATTCTTCGCTATCGCTGCCAATGTCCGAGGGGGTAACCAAGTCCAACGACTCGGATGATGACGCTATCTTGGAGAATATCTTTGGGGACGAACCAGAGGGGGACACGGTAGCCGAGGCTACCCAAGAAACAACAGAACCAACTGCTGAAGAAGCCACCGACGCACCGGACGCTGAAACAACCAGCGAACCCGGTGGTATCGAGGGCTATGACAAGGCAGTGGCGGCACTCCAGCGGGATGGTGTGCCGAGGTCAGTGATTGACGAAATGGCCGAAGAGAACCCCCAGTCACTTGTTGAGTGGGGACTCAAACGGGCAAAGGTTCAATCCGATGTGGATGGCTATGGCGCAAAGATTAAGGAACTCGAAGAGAAGGCAGGTGTCTCTGAGGGTGACGAGGCTGACGATGTTGCGGCAGAAACTGGTGACGACGATCAAGTCGCTGGTCAACCTGACGCCGTCGCGCAGTTCAACCGTCACGAAACAGAGATCGCTGAAATCTTTGGCGAGGACGCGGCCAAGGCTGTCATGGACCCGATGCGGGAGTTGATCCAAGAAACCGGCAATGCTCTGAGGCAGCAGCAGGAGGCGATTATTCGCCTGACTGCTTCCTTGGAGGAGCGAGAGGTCATGGAAGCCCGCGACCATCTTCGGGAACGGTTCCCGAGGCTGGATAACGATGAGGACTTTGGAGTGGTCTTGGATCAGATGTCGAAACTCGCGCAGGTTGGTGAGTACGACTCGTTCAATGACCTTATGACAGATTCTTATCGTTTAAAGTTTGCAGAGATGGCAGCAGCAGACGCGAACGATGCCACGGTCAGGGCCGCAAAAAACGCGGGCCAGCCAACAACATCGTCTGAGTCAAGAACCCCGCCAAGGAGCAAGGGAACGGCTGACCGCGAAGACGCGGCACTCGATGCCTTGATTTCAGGTGGTGGTTTCGACGCTGCTAGGTCTGCATATGAAGGGTAATCTCGGGCCTTCTGGGTCCGAATAAGTAAAAAGGGTTTGACCCATGGCAGGAACAGCACTTGCCAACTTCAACGACTTCATGAAGGTTACCGGCCCCCGGTACCTGTCGTCGGCTGAAGAGGTCATCAACGAGGCCGTCAAGAACACGTATATCCTCGGTCGCTTCCTCAAGGGGAAGGGCATGGATACATCGGTTCAGAGCGGCAAGACGATCAATGACTCGATCTTCTTTGACGAGTCATCGACGTATGACCACTATCAGCCAAACGCTACCTTCTCATGGAGTAACCCGCAGGTCATCAATGACCTTGAGATCAACTGGCGATTCTCCGTTGACCACATGTCGTGGACGGATCAAGAGATTGAACTCAACATCAGCGGCGGCCTCTCCCGCGATGCGCAGAAGACTGCCTACAAGCGTCTGAAGCGTATCAAGGAGATGCGGCTCTGGACTTCATTCCTCAACGGAATGGAGGCCGACCTGTGGGCTGGCGCATACACCAACAGTAGCGCAATGGAATCTTCAACCGGAACGCTCCCGTACAGTATCGGGTCGTTCATATCTGAGAACACGTCGGTATATCACTCATTCAACACAGGCGATGAGACTACCGTCATGGGACTCACACCATCGAGCGAGTCCAAGTGGCGAAATCAGTTGTCAACCTATGACTACGATGACCCCGACGACTCGGACGGCGATCAGGACGGCCTGCTCGACAAGTTCGATGAGATGTTCTTGAAGGTTCAGTTCATCCCACCGTCCACCAAGCAGGAGTATTTCGAGAAGGACAACCTTAATCGGCAGTTCATCTGTTGCTCCCGCAGTGGACTCAACTTGTACAAGCGGATGCTGCGAGACTCGAACGATACGCTCGTGAGCAAGCAGGATCCCGCGTACAACATGCCTCAGTACAGTGGTATCGACCTTGTGTATGTCGCTACTCTGGATGATGCAGCCATCAATGGCACGACTGCGAACGCAACCGAGTCCGCCGCAACTCCTGATGGTTATCGTTACTGGTGGCTCAACGGCAACTACATTACCCCCGTGTATCACGCACGGCGGTACATGGAAAAGCACGAACCGATGCGGCATCCGAATCAGCCGTTCACGACCGTGCAGCCCGTTGACTGCTGGTGGAACCTCTTCTGTAACAGCCGTCAGCGGCAGGGAATCATTGCCCCGCAGGCGTAAGCCCGCTGGCATGATCTCTTTTGACATAGGAAGGTAAATACCATGTCAATGGATGTATCAGTAAATGGACCCTATGGACTTGCGATAGGGGTTCAAGATATTAGGATCACAAACCGATCCGGTGCAGATTGCACGAAGGGTCAGATTTTGCAACTTGACCTTGCGTGTTCGTCTGAGGCCACCGACAACGATGAAGGACATGTTCTTTCTGGTTTGGCAAACTGCATTTCCCCAGAGGCTACTGCCAATGGCAATGCGGGGCGACAGATTTGTGTCGTTCTGCTGGAAGACATTGCGGACAATGCCAAAGGCAATGTTCGCGTGTATGGACGAGTAAAGGCAGAAGGTAGCGCAACAGTTGCTATCGGGCTTGGTCTTACTGTCTTGGCTGCTAAAACCCTTGGTGGGGCAACGGCAGACGGATCCTGCACTTACTTTATTGCTCTTGAAGCAACCGCAGACGGTTCTTTGACCGAAGGACTGTGGAACGGTTATGGCTGGGGCAATGCCAGTGCGTGATCGATAATCTAATGCTTCCCCTCCCCGAAAGGGGTGGGGGGCTATTTCCCCTGACTTCTAACCCGGAGACACTTGCATGGCAAACGTAAACCTAACAGTACAGTTCGACTACACGGATGCCGCTGGCAACGTGTACTCCGATGGCAGCACATCGGTCGCTAAAACCATCGCCATCGATGGTGATGAGATATTTGACCGCACCTACGCAGTCAACTCAGGCACGATTACCGAGATCCTGAGCGATGACAAGATTTCCTCGTTCGACTTCCTGTGGATCGAGAGCGATCAGGCAGGCGAAGTACAACTCGTGTGCAACGAAGGCGGCACACTGTCGGGCGACGATATTGAAAACGGTTTTGTGCTTTCGCTCAATGCTGGCATTCCGCTGGTTCTCTGCAACGACGATTCCCGAAACATGGGCAACATGGACGGCACCTTTGGCGAGACTCAGCATCAAGATGAGATAGATGATTGGCAGGTCGATTGGTCAGCAGGTGTCATCGACCGCATCGAGTGGTATCACACGACCGGCGCAGCGGCCAAGGTTCGCGTCATAGCAATCACCTGATCGGAGTAGACCATGGCAGACCTTAACCTAACAACCCATTTCACGGTCACGATTACAGACACGGATGATGCCAGAGCAATCGTGGGCGGAAGCACGACTGCTACTGATACCATCACGGTCAACCACTACTACGACCAGCGATACTCGATTGCCGCTACCACGCTTCAGGAACTCTGGAGCGACAGCAACGCCACGTCAGACTTCGACTTCCTGTGGATCGAGTCCGATACGGCTGTCGAAATCCAACTGATGTGCAACGAGGGCGGGACTCTGGCTGGCAATAATATTGAAAACGCCTTTGTCGTCAAGTTGGCGGCTGGTATCCCGTTCATCCTGTCGAATGATGATTCTCGAAACATGGGAAATATGGATGGCACCTTCGGAGAGTCGCAGCATCAGGATGAAATAGACAACTGGGAAACCCATTGGATAGCAGACACCATTGACCGTATCGAATGCTACAACGCCACCGCTGGCACCGCCAATGTGCGGATCTTTGCAGCAACATGACGCTCACAGCATCCATCCTAAAGGGCCATGTTCAGCACGCACTCGGCGGCACGGTGGCGTCACAGTTGTCGGAGGTCGGCATCGTGAACGAGGCTGGCCGTCACATGTACAACACGCCGTGGAAGTTCCGAGAGCGACCACCGACTGACATTGCCTTTGTCTCTAGTCAGGCGTATGTGGAAATGCCCGGCGACTTTGGCGAGATGATCGCCGCAAACATGAAGGACGGTCTGGTCAAGTCCTTCTCGTTCACCACATTCGATGACCTTGTTCAACGACGCAGCACGAATAC